CGCAATAATGGTTGCTGGATAGCTTTTGGGATTTAATCACCAAGGGGGAACTAAAGCCCAATTACATGTTTACAACGAAACGATTGTGTTCCCAATTGCGTTTAAGAAAGTGGTTAATGTAAGCGTTACTCCTGTTGGTAGAAGTGGCACTAACCCATATAAGAGTTTTGTTCGTGTAAACGAGTTAAGCGCACAAAATTTTATGGCAAATAGCGACGATGTTACTATTTCAAAGCTTTATTGGATTGCGTATGGAATTTAAACTCCTATTGCTAGCCAGGTTGTGTGATAGCCTCTATTATCATGGGAATAAAGTTTAAAATTTCGTAATGTTACATCTTTGTAACTAGGGGCATTTACACCCAAGCCTTTAGTTGCTTGTATACCTAAGATTTTCTGCTGAAATACAATAGGGAATGTTGTTAAAACGTCATTCCCTTCAACCTGTTTTCCCCCTTGGCTAATTGCCTACTGCAAGCCAATATAATTTTCTAACCAAAGCATCATCGCTATTTGCAGAAAATGCTGTATTAGATAGTTCATTTATTTTTGTGTAATGCTTATATGTATTAGTAGTGCTAGGTCCACCCGATGTGGTTGAAATATGTCTAACTGCTTTAAAGGCAATAGGAAATTTAACTGAACTATTTATGAAATTAGCAACAGTTCCCCCTTGGTGATTATTTTCCAATGGCAATCCATTGTAACTTGGATACACCATTTTGTGCAGTTTGGTATTTAAATTTTGTTAAGTTGATTACAGATATTGCACTTGTTGCCCATTCGTCTCGATCAAGAGTTTCAGCCATATTTGTAGCTGTAACAATTGGCGTTCTTGTAAATGTTATAGGGAAGTTAATAAAATCATCAAATATCCTGGAGGATACTTCAACATTAGCTTTTCCCCCTTGGTGATTAAATCCCAAAAGCTATCCAGCAACCATTATTGCGAGATTTAGGGTAATTAGTGTTGTTGCTTCCGCTTACAATTTTAAAATTGCTTGTTGTGATAGACTTTGGCCGCACCATCATTTCGTGCCATGCCGTTGGCTCATCTAACATCATAGGGAGTACTGCCAATACTTTAGTGAATCTAATGGAATACGTAATATTTGCAGTTTCAGGAATGAATTTTCCCCCTTGGATAATTAACCCACCGAAAACTTCGCCAAAGCAGATGTACCAAGCATTTTCGTTGGATAAATCAAATCTAACCCCTTTAGATTTTAGAATGCTTGGAACGTCTATATTCACGTCACCGATTAAGGCTTTTACAACCGACAATGTAGGGGCTAGTAAGGTGTTGCTATCTGCCTTATTGTTAGTGATTAACTTAATAAGTTCCGTTGCATCACCTTTTGTGACATTGATGCCTTCATTATGTTTTGCAATACCTGTGATGACGTTATCCCAATCAGCATGATATTGCCAACTAGACCAGGCGTTGTAGAACACACGGGTTGCTTGTTTAATTGCCTTGCCTTGTCCGTACGAGTAAAACGTTTGTGTTATTACGTTTCCATCGTTTTTTTCCACCACGATTTGGCCATATGGGTAGATTTTACTAGAGGATGGTGCGTTACTCCACCCTAGTACACCTGCGTTGCATTCGTAGATGCCAGGCTTAGTAAGGTCGTTCCAATTCCGAATGTTACTAGGAATTGTAGCTCCCCCTGCATACTTTCCTAATCCGTGCGCTTCTAAATCGTTCCCGTGCGCTTGGATGGCTTGCTTAACTTGTTCGGCTGTTTGCCCCTCGTTAACAGTCACGTTCAATCGCACATCGTTTGCGTTACTGTATCCAAACGCTACCGTATTACGGATTGTGCTAGGCCCATTATTCCCCATAAGTGGCAAGGTCTGAGGTTCGTCATTCTTCATTGCAGAGAATAACACCGTACGCCCCGCTTCATCTTGCATGTAAAATCCGATTTCACGAATCACAAGACTTGATCCTGTTAACGTTTTATTGCTTGTTACGATTTTAACCTTACAAGTGCCCTCGTCCGGGTCTTGGATAATCTCGGAAATATCTGCCTTAATGCGCTTATGCGCAAGGTCTGTTGCGGCTTCAATATTCGTTAGATTACCGTCACCAATCCACACTTCTGTGAAATTTAATTTTAATCGACCGGCTAGCGCTTTTGCGCTAAGCTCACGGCCTTTAGCTGTTAGTATTGCCTGACTCCATGCCATGCTAACTCCTCCAATCGCCTAATTCATAAACCATAGTACCGAATGTAAACTCTTCTCCAGATACGTCGTTATTTGGTGAGTACGGAATGGGAATATCTACATCCTCCGTTGCCATACGACCACCTGCAAATAGTGCTACACTCGATAAGCTCACAATATCAATGCCGTCGAGCTTTGACCTCACATTCTTCACAAACTCAACAAGCTCACGGATTTGTTGCAACTTCGCGCTATCATAGTTCTTATTGCTTGTGATTTGGATTTTAAAATGGTACGGCCTACCATTGTATTCCCAGTTCTCCACAATCTCCGCTTCATCACCGATGAGCTTAACCATATCTTCTACGACACCTACCGTGCCTTTCTTTCGATGCCATGCTATCGATTGATACAAGAGTTTTTCGCGTTCTTCTCGACTCGCTTTTTGATCGTAAAAGTCTACATGCAAATGCCATGCTAATTGATCAAGCAGCGCATCGGGAAGTTCCTTGAGGTGTGGGAGCATCGTTAACTGCTCAACGTGCGGTGCTAAAGCCAATAATTCATCCGTGAATAGTTTGGATAAGGCTTGCACGTTCTCATCGTAGCTAATCGAAGAAGGCAGTGTGCTTGTTACGTCAATTATCTTACTCATCTTCGTAGCCTCCGTAGTTCACCGTCTTTGTGCCTAGCCTTGCAAGTTCTACTTTGTAGCCGTCCGCCTCAACGCCGTTCTTGAGTTTTGTGAAAGTAGGAGTTGTCACTTCAACTCGTTTCGCCCCGGCTTTCATTACACGGTGTATCAATTCGGACGGGTTAATATCACGCCCTACTGTCGATGTCTGCCATGTAACGTACTCATTTACTGCCAACTCAACGTCACGTTGAATCGTTACCGCTCTACTAGCATCAGCTTTTGCGATGTAGTAGGTCATATTCACGTTGTAATCCTTAAATAGGGGCGTTTCAACGCTCACCTTGTCAGTAAGAGGTCTCACGTACTTATGACTTACGCTTTCCAATATCTTGCGCTTTAACTCTTCGTCCGGTAGCCTACCTCCTTGAAGGATTGGGTATAATTGCACCTTGCCCTCTCCAGGGCTAACCACGGTAACAGACTCGATGAGTGGTGACGTTTTCTTGACGTGGAACTGGTAAGCTCCCTCTGATCCTGCGCAGGAGAAACTTTCCGGTGCTTCATGTATGCGCTCGCGGAAATGGTCATCCGCTTCGATATTTGCACCGCCTTCCGTGACAGTTGTATTTCGTACACTTGCCACGAAGGGAAGCGGATCAACTAATGTTTTAATTACACCAATTTGATATCCGTTGCCGACCTCTCCGAATGTCTCACATTCGGCCTTAGCTGTAACACTCGTCTTGCCGGCTGGGACTAAAGTATTTTCAACCGTGGAGAATACCACGTTGTCCCCAGCAGTGAACCTTGTTCCAATTGGGATAATCACGTTACCTTCGCGAACTGCGGAAAGTTGTATTTCCATCGTTGTTACTGCCTTAGAACTCGGCAACCGCTCAACACCTAATGCTATGCCAATGTGGTCAAGGTTCGCCCCTGTTGCGTAGGCGAGCAAGTTCTGCTTAGCGGACTCGTTGATTGCATTCAACAACAAAATCACCGCGTTAGCAATGACTAGAATAAATAGGCGGATAGGGTCTGCCCTTGATAAGATTCTCCCTGTTGTCGCCGTATATAAGGCAAGCAGTTTTGCCTCAACTACTTCTTTGTTCGCATCTACGAACTCAATATTTGGTAAGTCTGTTACCTTCATCGACTCCCCTCCTTAATTCTAATCGTCGCCACTATCTCGGCTTTACCCTCTGCATTCGATGTAATGTCTATCTCGCGCAATGAAACGCGAGGTTCATACTTTCGGATATTGTCCAAGATATCGCTGTACACCCTCGCCCTAAATCGAGGTGATAGCGGTGTATCAATAATACCGGCATCGATGCCAAACTCTCGATCCAGTGGCACCGTGAATTTCGTTGTTCGTAAAATACACAGTACATTCTGCACGATTTCATCAATTTCAGTTTTAGGCGCAAAGTCGATAGGCTTGACTTCACCCGCTGTACTAATTTGAAGTTCCACCGCTATCACCTCCTACATCCTCAACTGTTTCCACATATTCTTGCAGTGAAAGGCTTACATCGACCGATAAGATTTCACCTTTCCTATCGAAGTACTTGACCGCTTCGCCAAGCGATGCAATTACCCATTTGTGTTCCGACACTGGCCTACCGCCAAGGAATAGATTAAACACGGCGCCAGTATCTCGCATCTCCCGTAAGTCTTCAAGCTCCCGTAAAGGGTTAAGCCCTAAGCCCTTCGATAATTTGATAGTAAAATCTATCGTCTCCAAGGACGGGGCAATAAATTCTATCCTTGACTTCCCGCCAATTACATCATGCGTACCTAATCTTGGGTCGCCTTTGCGACTGTAATCAAAGAACGTCCTAACTTGCCGTGAGGACGTTGTAAAGGGGATATCCCCCATATAACCAATATCTGCCATCTCATCCTCCTACAAATACATTAGGACTTCCCTGCGCCACGGATCCGCCACAACTTACAGAGTCGCCGATTCGTCCTGCGGGCTTTCCGTTGATGAATACGGAACTACTACCACTGGCAATCGTGCCTGTGTGCGGACCATGTACTGGGCAACTATGTGGCACGTAGGCATCGCCTACCCTGCCTGCGCCTTTACCATTCACAAGCACATTAGGGCTTGCACTAGCTAAGGCAGTAGGCGGGCATGCATCGTGCCCTGTGTCTAAATCACCTAATCTCGTTTGGTTCATTCGCTCACCTCTAATTCAATCGAATTTCAGAGCCTGTGATTGTCACAATGCCAGTGGCATGAATCGTAAGATTACCGCTATTTCGGTCATGCTCCACGTAGGAGCCATCGCCAAAATCTATACGGCGAATACCGTCGCCGGTCTTCACAGGTGCATCCTGCGTTGAGAAGTGCGAACCGAGGACGTATCCCTCATTCACACCATTACCGTTACTGTTAGGCAGGAATAAGCACACCACCTGCTCGCCTATATCAGGTAGCCAGTAATCTTTCGCTTGCTGACTACCTCGATTCAGCACGGGAAGTTCTGCACTAACTAGGTTTTCCTTGCCGTCAAACACTACGCGCACTGTCATATTACCCGTATTCTTGGAAGATACAACGCCAAGCCGTATTAAATTCTTAACTACATTACTGTCCATTAGTATCCCTCCAAGCATCGTCTAATATCTACACCACATGAGTAAGCCCCCGAAATGTTATGCCCTACTTTCGTAAGTATGTATTTACCATCAAAATAACCAAATCCCTCGACTTGACAAGTAACACCTGCGGCAAGGTCAAAGTTACCACGTAGCGAAAGCGAAGCCTTAACCTCTCCCTCGTTCTTCTTGCGCAGTTCCTTCTTGGCCACTTTCATCGCTTCCGCAGTATCCTTGACTTGCGTATGCACGATTAGGGTTTTGCCTATCTTCTTATTAGGGTCTGTGAAAGTCGCTTCAATGAGTGCCTTGTCCTTGCCGTCTTTGTGCGACACTTTGCACTCTTTGTAAACGTCACGGATTGCCGTCATAAAGGAGTAGTTCTCAAACTCTGTGATGAGTTTAGGTGGTTCATCTTCAGACTTACCCTCTTTCTTAGGTGGAACGTATCCGTTCTTCCTAAATATCAACTTCACAGGCTGTGCCTCATATTTAACAGTGTCGAATATCACTATACTATCGTTAAATACCTTGACGGATAAGCCGTTATCACTGCATAACTTATGCAGGAAGGCAAGGTCCGATTCTTCCGACTGCTCCACGCGATCGAGTTGAATCGTCTCATCTGTATCGTAGAATAGCTTGACCTTCGCACCGTCCGCGATGTCTTGGGCTATCTTCTTGAGGTCTACCTTCTCCCAACTCCTCGAATGCTCTACACCTCGTAAGGTAGTTGCATTTGGCACGGATACGGCTTTAATCGTCACCTCATTAGGCGCACTCTTGAGATTCACTTCATCAATTTCAAATATTCCAAGTTCAAGCGCTCGAACCTCTCCGTTCGTACGATCCCAGCTAGTACTGATTAAACTGATATCGAGTGT